GTGAGAAGCTTACGACCCTAGTGACTGAGTTCGATGCTGTACTGAAGCCTTTAGACACCTCTAAGATCATCTACCTTGGGACACCTCAGACAGAAGAGTCCTTATACGATGCTCTACAGGACAAGGGATACGTAACTCGTATATGGCCCTCTAGGTATCCTAAAGCAGACCAAGTGAACAGGTACGGTGATCGTATCGCTCCTAGCCTTATGCTAGAACTTGAGGCTGACCCTAGTATTGAGTGGAACCCTACAGACCCTATGAGATTCGATGAAGAAGACCTCATAGAACGTGAATTATCCTATGGACGCTCTGGCTATGCCCTTCAGTTCCAACTAGATACAAGCTTGTCAGATGCAGACAGACACCCCCTCAAGCTTAAAGACCTAATAGTCATGTCAGTGGATGGTCAGAAAGCACCAGAGAAGCCCATACATGGCACCATGAGCCACCTTGAAGTCAAAGATGTACCCAACTTAGGGATGCGTGGAGATCGTTTCTACGAGCCTTTTAAGCTCTCTGGGGATTGGGTAGATTACACAGGTTCAGTCATGGCTATAGACCCTTCAGGTCGAGGCTCAGACGAGACTTCTTACTGTGTCCTTAAGATGCTTAATGGCTTCCTCTACTGTCCTGATATTGGGGGAGTAGAAGGGGGTTATTCAGGGCAGACGTTAGAGTCCTTAGTAGACATTGCTAAGAAAAACCAAGTGAACTACGTGCTAGTAGAAAGTAACTTTGGTGATGGTATGTTCAGTGAACTAATCAAACCTTACTTTACTAAAGCATACCCTGTGACCTTGGAAGAAGTCAGACATAGCAAACAGAAAGAGTTAAGAATCATAGATACCCTAGAGCCAGTGATGAACCAACATAGGCTTGTTATAGATCGTGAAGTTATCCAAAAGGATTATGACTCTATACAGAAGTATCCTAATGACATAGCTCAAAGATACTCACTGTTCTACCAGATGACTAGAATTACTAAAGACCGTGGAGCATTAGCACACGATGACCGTTTGGATGCCCTAGCAATGGCTACAGCCTACTGGGTAGAGCAAATGGCAGGTGATGCAGATGAGCTAATGAGAGAAAGACACGGTGAATTATTAGACCTAGAGCTAGATAAGTTCTTAGGAAATCTTAATACATCCAATGTGCAAACCTCTAGTAACTCTTGGATTTAGTATAAGCCGTGTTTGAAAACGCTCTACAGCCTTAGTGCTGTGTGGCTTTCACTGACCCCCCTTGTTTACGAATTAGCGTACCGTTATAGGATACCCCCGTATACCCCTATAGGAAGGGGGGAGGAGGAGGCGTAGCCTACCCCCCCAACTACAGGTAATAGCTATTAGTTAACCTACTAGCTAGTAACAACCCAATACGGGATAACAGCGTATGTGTTGGTATGGCTTTTTGTTAACTCTAGGGTGGTGTAGGAGGGTTTAAGTTTTCTTAAGAAAAATCTGAGGGGGTATATATACGACCCGCCCAAGCCCTTCCCCCCGTGGCCCCCCCTGCATACAAAGAGACAAAGGGGGGGCACCCATCACCCCCACGGGATATAATTACCGCGCCACTACCAAACTATTAATGTAACTTGTTGATTTTACTGGTGAAACATGCGTTATTAAATCACTTGCCTATATATATAGTGGGGAGTTGTGCCTATATATAGCGGTGAGTTGTGCCTATATATAGCGGTGCGTATTGTGTGGTCCGCTTTGGTGTTTGTGTGTGTGTTGTGGCCTACTGTTTTCATTTGGCCCCCTATAGTTTTCGTTAGGTAATATAGGTATTACCTTAAGCCTACTTAATGTTAAATAAATGTTAATTAGTTGTTGCACATACGTTCTAACTGTGGCCTACTATACCTACTAACACAACAACGCCTTGCTTGGTTCGGCTATTCGGAACCCTTAAGCCCCTTAACAATAAAGGGATAGACTTAAGTAAGCGGCCTAGCTCACTGATGAGCATGAAGCCGCATTGCACCGTGTTAGTTTTATTAAGTGCCCCCAATACTATATGTAGTTATTGTGATAGTTAGGGGCACTTAATAAAACTAACTAAAGAGGTATTATCTAATGACTACTTTAAGAACTCGTACCATTATTCACACATCACGTAAAAGCCCAAAACCTAGCAGCATTATAAAGGTATTTAGTCGAGCTATTTTAGCCCTGCTATTTATTGCACTTGGTTTATTCCTTTATTCAATTGTAGCGGTAGACCATACGCTTAACCCATTTGGTTGGGCGGTGTTGGTTGTTTACGTTATGGGCGGTTGGGCCGTGGCTACTGATACTTGTAACAGTTAACCTTTAATCTAATTGCAACTTATATGTTTATTAATTACTTGCGGCCTTATAGCCGAACTGGAGATTTACCCTTATGCTTACTTATACTGAACTTAAAGACGTTAAAACCTTTTGTAATTCTTTACATTCTACCCCCGATTTTAAAGAGGTAGTTATTAGCCTTACTGAATACGCTACCCCCGACACTATAGTCGATCATAACGATACGATGCCCGATGATTTCGAGGTTGATAACGTGCGCTTTATACGGGCTGACGCTATCGACTCAATACAAGTTGAGGAGCTATGCAGCGACCTTTATATATTAGGGTGCTTCAATTCTTGGTTTTTATCTAGTGTTCTAGATATTGAAGAGGATGTGATAGCTGCCCTTCAGGAGGCCGAAGCTTACGAGGCTTTNGGTAAGATGATTGTATCTATGGGTAAGCTTAAAGAGGTACAGCAGGGTTACTCAAGTACCGATGGGTACGGGCACCACTTCAATCACTATGACTTTAGTGAGCAAGAGCTAACCATCGCAGGAACCGATTATCTTGTATTTGATAACCATTGATTGCAACTGATGTGTTGTTTTGGGGGTAACGGCTGCTAATTCCCCTAGCGGCTTTTACCTCAAACTAACTCAACTATTAAAACAAGAGGTACTAACTAATGTTACATAACACATTTAACGCGCATTTAAGCGCAGACTTTTATTCTAATGATGAGGCCATTGCATGGGCTAACGGTATTGTTTGGAATGAAATAGAAATTGAAGCCGAAGATATTCGACACGGTGACCATATCGCCACGGTACAGGGTGATGTTGGTGTTTGGTACGACTATGTTGGGGGCTATTACTTTTTTACTGAAGAAATTCCCTTTGAAAAAATTCCCTATTAATAAAGAGGTATTAATCTAATGAATACTACAATTAACTTTGGTGGTTTTTACCACACACATCACGAATACATTATTGAGCAAGCCGTGGGTTATATGCTAGGCATAGATGACCCCGAAACTGGCGAAATAGACAGTGAAGCTTTATATGATTTTAATGATTGGCCTAGTGTTATGAATGATTACGCTAAACAATGGTTAGATATGCTCAATGCTGACTTGGGTACTTCACTATCATTTATGGAATTAAATAGCCCCCGTGAGTACAACTTTAAAACTGACGTTATATTTGCAGATATACCTGATGACGATATTTTATTGATTAAAGAGTACATAAAACATAATCATTTAAGTACGTCATTAAGTGAGCATATAAAGAACGTGACAACATCTTACGATGGATACCGCGCCTTTTATTCTGGCCCTGATTTAGAGTTGCCAGAAAATGAGGACGTTTTAATTCAACTTATGCTTGATGTAATCATTGCAGACTTAGGGGAAAACTATCCCTATATTTGTGAAGATTTCCAATCTTAATAAAGGGGGGTTTTAATTGTATGGAACCTATAGTCCTTTTTAATATCGTACTGCACCCACACACTTGGCCTTTAGTTTTGGGGGTGCCCTCGTTTCTAATAATTACCGCTTTAATTGGCGCAGTATATGAACTAATATCTAACTTAAATAGTGGAGAGTAGCATGGGCTTTTTTTCTTGGAAGTGTGCGGAATGTAATAAATCAGTGATGAACAAACATAGTAGTAATAGTGCAGATAGTGATTGTGTTTTGGTTACGCCTGACAATAAATATCACGAATCGGCCTATGACGGTTATGGGGTGTTCAACGGTGCTGATATTTATGAGCTACTTGGAAAGGGTGATCGAACAAAGGGTATCTATGCTGAACCCGAAGATCAACCGTTCAAAATAAAGCTGTTACATTCTCGATGCCATAAACCCTCAAAGGGTTATGATGATTATAACGAGTCGAAGAGATGCCCAAACCAAGGTTTCTTCGGTAAATAAGACCCCTAAAAAATACCTATAGTTTTCCTTTATATATTTATTATCTTGGAAAATTATAGGTATTTTTTTTGAGGCCGAAAAACCTATCATGGCTAACTATCATAAAACCCGCACGTCAAATATTTAGGATTTCCTATGGATTTAAATACCACCCTCACGGCTGTTGCGTTAACTGTCGTGTTGGTTTTTCTACTTGTTTTTAATGGTGAATAGACCCACCACCAGTAATCTATTATGATCTAAACTATAAAAAAGGAAAATAAACATGAACAAACCTAACAACCGCTATGACGCATTAACATTGGCTCTTGAGTTAGCCATAACCGCTAAAACTGACGATGGGGCATTTAGGGCCANGTCAATGGCTGAAGAGTTTGCTAGTACCATGAGCAAGTCTGAAGTTGAACGTGCCAAGTTAGAAGTAGAAGATAAACTAAATGAGGTTAACGAATGAACAAGCTAATCGAAACAACCACCAACGAAACTAATCACATTCATTGGGCAGAAATTGATGGGGTTAAGTACGGGATTTACGATTCCTTTGACCCAGACACGTTGATGGTCGCTGATGTTCAATGGAATGTTGATAACTGTGACCGCTCAGAACGTGCTGCTAACGAGAAGATTGCAGATCAGATACATAGTTTAGTGGGAGGTGACAAATGAACATTGTAATTAATGGTGACACCGTTTTAACGGTTAGTATCGGTGCGGGTAAATATGCCCACCGTAAGATCAAAGCGGCAGTAGTTAACGCTGGTTTTGATTGGGAAAAG